GGAAGACGCGCTCAAGGCGATCGCCGCCTACCTTGAGCAGCGCATCCCGCAGGAAGTCGCGAAGAGCCGGAAATGAGCGTCCAGGAAAGCCTCTATACCGCGCTGCAGTCGGCATTCTCCGGGCGGATCTATCCGCTGGTCGCGCCGTCGCCGGTGACGCTGCCCTACGGCGTCTACCAGGTGATATCGCAGGTGCCGAGCAATGTCCTGTCGGACACGCCCGGGCTCTACAACACGCGACTGCAGATTGATGTCTTCACACGCCTCTACTCCGAGGCGCAAACTTTGAAAGCCTCGATCAGGACCGCGATGGCGAGCAGTTTTGGTCACAAGGCCAAGGAAATCGCGTCGCAGGATCTGTACGAGGAAGAGGCGAAGCTGCACAGGGTTTCGATGGATTGGTCGGTTTGGCACAACTGACCCGTCCGAGACGAGGGAAGTAGTTCCACCAGGCCGCCGATTGGGCGGCTTTTTTGAAGGAGCAAGACATGGCCTCTACCGCATACACCGCCCAAGGCACGACCTTCGTCGTCGGCTCGACGGGCACCAGCAAGAGCATCACCGCCGCCACCAAGGCGAACCCGGTCGTCCTCACCATCACCTCCCACGGCTACGCCAACGGCACCATCCTCAAGGTGACCGGCGTCACCGGCATGACCGAGCTCAACAACAAGGTCGGCGTCGTCACGTCGCTATCCGCGAATTCGGTTTCGCTCAAGGGTATCGACTCGACCAACTACACCACCTACACCTCGGGCGGCACCGCCACGCCGAATACGTTCACGGTCGGCAACGTCCGCACGTTCTCGCTCGGCGGCGCGTCGAAGTCGCAGGTCGACGTGACCAACCTTGCCAGCACCGCCAAGGAGTACATCGGCGGCCTCGGCGACTCGGGCACGGCCAGCCTGGAATTCGACTACAAGGCGTCCGACGAAGGCCAGCAAGCGCTGTGGTCGTCCTACAACACGCCCGGCACGAGCGTTACGCTGAAGGTCACCTACTCCGACAACAGCACCGAGACGTTCTCCTGCGAGTCGCTGTCGTTCGACCGCAACGGCGGCGTCGACGACTCCGTCAAGGGCGCGAGCCAGCTCAAGATCTCCGGCAGCGTGATGCGCGAGGGCTTCTGATGCTCGACTTCTCGAAGATCGCAGCCGCGGGGAAGCGCACGCGCGTCGAGTTCGGCGAAGCCGGGGATCTGTACTTCCGGGCGATGTCGGTCCGGCAGCGCGTCGCGCTGGTCGACGAGTTTCGGGCCAAGTCGCAGACGGCTACCGCAGCGGACAACCTCGACTTCCAACTCGCCGTGATCCGCGCCACCGCCTGCGACGATGCGGGCACGCTGATCATGGACGATGCGAAGGCGGATGCCCTGCGGGATGCCGATCCCGTCCTGTTCCAGCAGATCTCGGACGCCGCCATGCGGGCGGCCGGGCTCGCCGGGGACGACAAGGCAAAAAACTCCGACGGAGCCACGAGCGTCGATTCGCGTTCCGTTTAGCACGCGCGCTCGGGTGGTCCGTTCGTCAAGTCCTCGACGAGATCGACGCCGAGGAATTCGCGGAGTGGCAGGCATTCGACTCGATTGAACCGATCGGCGGGAACGCCGACGACTATCGGGCCGGTCTGGTCGCCGCGATGCTGGCGAACATCCACCGCAAACGCGGTACGGAGCCGATCAAACCGCTCGACCTCTTCCCGTGGTATGTCGTTCCTCGCGACCCTACCCAGGATTCCCTTGCCATCAAGGCGGCAATGCGCAGACTAGCTGACAAGGCGCCCGACAATGGCTGACAAGATTGGCTCGTTGATCGTCAGCCTGCAGGCTGACCTCGCGCGGTTCGACACCGACCTCAAGCGCGCCACCTCGATGGCTGAGGGGGCAATGGGGAAGATCGAGTCGGCCGCTGCGGGCGCGATGAAGGCGCTCGGCGCGATCGGCGTCGGGCTGTCGGTCGCCGGATTCGCCGCGATGGCGCGGCAGGTGATCGACTCCGCAGCGGCACTGGACGACCTGGCCGAGAAGACCGGCGCCAGCGTCGAGTCGCTGTCGAAGTTTGCCGGCGTGGCGCGCGTCACGGGCCAGGACATGGGCGCAGTCGAGCAGGCGATGGGCAAGCTGTCGAAGTCCATCGTCGAGGCGCAGGACGGGTCCAGCAACGCGGCGCGTGCGTTCGCCGCTTTCGGCGTGTCCATCAAGAATGCCGACGGGTCGCTTAAGAACTCGGGCGACTTGATGGCCGAAATCGCCGTGGCGCAGCAAAACTTCGCAGACGGCGCAGGCAAGGCTGCGGCGATGCAGGAGCTGCTCGGCAAGGCCGGTGCCGAGAACATCCCGTTCATGAACGATTACGTCAGGCTCTCCGGCGAGATCACCGAGACGACCGCCGCACAGGCGGCCGAGGCCGAGACGCTGAAGATCCAGATCGGACTCCTAGGCGAGAACTTCCACCGTCTGGTGCGCGAGGCGTTGCTACCGCTGCTGCCGGCGCTCAACCAGATGATCACCTACCTCTCGGAGGGCGTGACCAAGGGGGCGGCATTTAGCGCAATCGGCACGGTCATCTCTGGTGCGTTCAAGGGATTGGTGACCGCAGGCATCGCGGTCGTCGAGGTCTTCAAGCAGGTCGGCATTGCAATCGGGTCGGTCGTTGGCGCCATCGTCTCCGTCGCGCAGGGAGAATTTGCTCGCGCTTGGGAGATCCTCAAGATGGGCGGCACCGACATGGTGGCCTCCATCAAGGCGTCCGTCGGTGCAATTGCCGACATCTGGGGCAGCGACGTTACCCCGGCGATTAATAGCGTCACGACAGCCGCCGAAAAGGCGGGCGTTGCGTTTTCCACGACGGCGAAAAGCGCCGCGAAACTGAAGGAAGAAGTCCTCAAGCTTGGCGCCTACATGAAGCAAATCGAGGCGCCGTCCTTGCGGTTCAAGGAACTAGCGGATGCGAGCGACCGCTGGGCGGCTTCAATGGCCGATACGTCGCGGGCACTGGAACGACAAGCACGCGAGATGGGGCTGACCAGACAGCAAGTGCTCGCCATGGAATTAGCCGAACTCGACGCGATCGAGACGGAAGGCGTGCTGGGTGTCGCGCAGGAAGAACTCACGCGGCAAATCAACCGGCGCCGCGAGGCCATCAACAATCTGATCGGCAAGCTGAACGAGCTCGAGGCGTCGGACGCGGCGGCTAATGCGGCGCGAAAGGCGTCGGAAGATTGGCAGCGCACGGCGGACAGCATCCAGAACTCGCTGACCGACGCGTTGCTGCGCGGGTTCGAGTCGGGGGCGGACTTCGCCAAGAACTTCCGCGACACGCTCGTCAACATGTTCAAGACGCTGATTTTGCGCCCGGTCATTCAGGCGATCGTTGCGCCGCTGGCGGGCGGCCTCGGCGGGTTGTTCCCGGGCTCCGCGAGCGCGGGTGGCCTCAACGTCGGATCGCTCTTCGGCGGCGGCGGCGGGCTCGACCTCTCAAGCCTGTTCGGCGCGTCCAACTTCACCGCGGCGTTGGCCGGCGACGCGTTCCTGCCTGGCGCGTTGGGCGCGGCCGGGCTCGGGACGGCAGGCGCGGGGTCGGCCCTTGGCGCAGGCCTTGCCGCCGCGATGCCGTGGGCACTCCCGGTCGCGATGCTGGCCTTCGCGTTTCTCTCAAGCCGGCGCCGCGGCGGGCCGAAGACCGGCGGCTTCGCTTCCGACATTCCTGACCTCGATCGATTCTTCACGCCGTCCCAGCGGGACACCGACCTGCAGGCGATCGTCCAAGCGCAGCAGGACGCTTTCCAGCAAATGCTCACCGCGCTGGGCGGAACGGGTACGGCCGGGTTTGCGTTCGGCTTCGACACCGACCCGGAGGGCACGGCCAACGACCGCATCCGCGCGGCGGTGTCGGCGAACGGGCAACTCCTCTACGACACCGGGAACATCGAACTCGGCCGCGACGAAGCGCAGACGCAGGCCGCACTTGAGCTCGAGGCGAAGCGCGCGCTCCTGGCCGCGCTGCAGGCGTCCGACCTGCCGCAGGAGATCGCGGCACTGCTGGACGCCGTGACGCCGGCGGGCGCTGACGCCGCGACGATCGACAACGTCCTCGGCGTCGCCTCTGCCCTTGGCAGCGTCTACGAGCTTTTCAACTCTGACGTGCTCGAGGACGGGCTGCAAGCCTACGAGGACTCGATCGCTGGCGTCGATGTTGCCGTGAGCCGGGCGATCGACAGCGTTCTGCAACTCGCAGCGGAGTACGACGGCACCTCGGACTCCGCGCTAGCGCTCGCCGGTGCGACGAACGAGGTTTACCAGGCGTCGGTGCAGGCCATCGCGCAGATCACGCAACTGCGGGCGTCGATCGCCGAGATGTTCGGCAGCGCGGCCACGAACTACCGGCTCGCCGGCATGACCAATGCCCAGCAGCGCGAGTACCTGCAGGGCCAGATTGCGTCGGACACGACGGCGCTGCAATCGTCGACCGATGTCAACGAGATCGCGCGGCTTGCGCAGCGCATCAACCAGAGCCAAGCGTCCCTCTGGGGTCTGCTGACACCCGAAGAGCAGTTCGCGAGCGCCAATTCGTTCGCGGATGCTGCCGAAGAGGCTGGCGCCATCGTCGACGGACTTCTCGGCGACGTGCTCACCGGCATCGAAGGTGCGGTCACCGACATGCTGACCGAGGTCCGCGACGTGCTGACGGACATCACCCGCCTGCAGACCGACGCAGCCGCCAACCTCAACACCGCGTCCTCCGCACAGAGCGCTGCCGCCGACCTGCAACTCGCGGCAGCGAACCTGCAAGTCTCCGCAGCGCAGACGCCGATCACCATTAACCTGCGCGGCGTGCCGTCCGAGGTCGGGCCGTGACCCGCACCGTCACCGCGGCGCTGACGACCGAGCTCGGCAAGAGCGTCACCTCGCCGGGCTACTTCGTCGAGGTCGGCTTCGCGACGCCGCTACGGCTGTCATCCCGCGGGACGATGTCCTGGTCGGGGAACACCTGGACGACGTGGGACGTGCGGGTGCGCGGGCTGTCGACGGAATCGGGCGGCTCAACCGCCGGCGGGTCGATCGTGATCGCCAATGGCGATTACACGATTAGTGCGCTTGTCTTGGGCGAGGGCGTTGCCAACAAGAGCGTCAAGGTCTGGAAGTTCTACGGTGACTCTGCGCTAACAACCAGCGATCCGGTGCAGGTGTTTGTCGGCGTGGCCGACGATGCCACGATCGATCCGACCTCGGGCGCCGTCACGCTGCAGCTCGTGCAGACCAACGCGGGCGCGCTGTTCGCGCCGAGGTTCTATATCACGCCGGAGACGGGCTTCTCGTTCCTGCCGGCGCCCGGCACGGTGATCGACTGGGACGGCGAGCGCTACGTCCTCGGCTCGGAGTGATCAATGGCGTCCTACCCGACCTACCCGCAACTCGTCGGATCGACGGAAGAGTGGGTCGACGATCTCGTCGCCGACCGGGCCGTCAACGGGGCTGTCAAGGTCCGCGCGATGTACTCGGACAAAAAGCGCCGATTTATCTTGCGCCATCGTCTGACAAAAGCGCAGATCTATACCGACTACCTCGGCACCGCGGCGAATGCGTTGCAGACGTTCTACACGACGAACCGCTTGTTGACGGTGACGATGACCTGGCAGCCTGACGGGCAGACGTACACCTGTCTTTTTGCGCGCGCGCCGCGCGTCACGTTCGACAGCCCATTGACGGCTAACGTCGAGGTCGAACTTCTGCAGCAATGACGACCGTTCCCGTCATCACGACGCCGCCGCCGACGACCGGGACATTCCCGGCGTATGGCACCGGCATCGGCCCGTTCGCGCGGCCGTACCAGATCGTCAGCGTCGGCGAGCTGCAGCGCGCCTCGCGCGGCACGCTCAACGGTGCGGCGACCGGCGCCGGGCCGGCGCAGGCGACGGTGGCCGGGCTCAACACCGCGCTGCCGATCGTCTACGGCAGACAGCGGGTCGGCGCGAAGATCACCGCCGTCCTGGTCTACAACAACAACCTGATCCTGCGCTGCGCCTGGTGCATTGGAGAGGTCGACCAGGTCGTCGGGCTGTACCTCAACGACGAGCCGCTGCCGTCGACGTGCACCGCGACGCACTACACCGGGACGACGACACAGGGCGTCGACCCGACGCTTGCATCGGCCTATAGCATCGGCTTCGGCAAAACGTACACCGACCGGCTCGCCGGCGACGGCCTGACGCGGCCGGGCGTCTGCTACTCGGTCGTCGTGATCCCGCCGGGCGTCTCCAACGGCTTCCCGCGGCTGGTCGCCGACATCAAGGGGATGAAGGTCCGCTCGACCTCCGGCGGCGCGCGCGCCTGGTCGCAGAACCCGGCCTACGCCATCGCGGACTACATCGAGTCGACCATATACGGCATGGGCCGCTCGGTCGACTGGGCGACGGTGGCAACGGTCGCGGCGGTGTGCGCTGCGTCGATCGGCTCGCCGGCCGAGGCGCGGCACGTTCTCGACCTCGTCATGGCGCAGCCGCAGAGCTGTGAGACGTGGCTTAACGTGCTGCGCGAGTACGCCGGATGCTGGGCGGTGCCCGAGGGGTCAAGCTACCGGCTGGTCGCCGATGCGCTGCCGACGGCGGGCTCGGCTAAGAACATCACCGCCATCAGCAAGGCGAACCCGGCGCGGATCACCTCGAGCAGTCACGGTCTCGCCACCGGCGCCGTCGTCCGCATCGCGTCCGTCGCCGGCATGACGCAGATCAACAGCGCCGTCGGGGTCGTGTCCTACGTCGACGCCAACAACTTCGACCTGACCGGCGTCGACTCGTCGTCCTACTCGACCTACACGTCTGGCGGCACGGCGACGCAGATCGAGACGAGCGCCTACCAGTTTGGCGCGTCCAACGTGCTCGCAAACTCGCTGCGGATCGCAAAGCGCGGCGTGCTCAACGCGCCGACAGTCGTCACGGTCTCTTACGTCGACACTTCCGTCACGCGGTGGCGCGATGGCAC